CAAGCGTAAATGGTCAAAAGAAGAAGACTCCTCAGAGGACGAAAATCTGTCAGACGCAGAAGACACAGAGTCGGACGAAGATCTCTTATCCGACGAACTACGCGCCGTATCCCTAGAGTTAGGACGGTTAGTCTCCCGACTAGAATCGCACCTGAAAAGCTTAGAGTCAAGCTTGCGCTCAATTTTAACACGACATTAACTATTCCTGCTGCAGAGTTTGTCAGCGGCCAGATCTCGATCCGAAACTCCCTATTCGATCCGATCTTCGGCTCCAACGACGATCAACCGAACGGTTACGACCAATGGATACAATTCTACGAACAGTACCAGGTCCTGGGGATTAAATTCATTATCAAGGCCTGGAACCCTGAGCCTCACCAGACCACCGATCATCTTTCGTACCCTCTAGCTCTTTGCTGTATGGCTTCTCCTGCTGTTCCCACTGGAAGCCCAGCTGTTCCCACCCCTTCTCCTGTCCTTCAAACTAACAACTTGAACAAGATCATGTCAATGCCCTTGGCCCATTGGAGGATGATGCCGGTTGCCTTTGCTGGGAGACCAGCTAAGATTAAGACCTTTCAACGAACCCGTACTGTCCTTGAGGCTCCACTATCCGAACTTGAAGGGACCAAGGCCCAGATGACTGCGAACCCTGCAGATCAATGGTTTATGAACATTCTTGTCAAGCGACCTTTCCAAATTGGGACTACTAGCCCTTGGGGGTATCCTTATGGAACTTCCGTGGGAATCCAAGTTAGAGCTATTTTCTATGTGGAACTGAGTGACCGAAAGAGATATTTCACTGAAGACAACCAAACAGAGACATACGAATGGGAAACTGACATTACTAACAACGGAGCTGAGTAGATCAGATCTGTGTTTCTTGTAGGATTGCGAATAAAAAGTTAAAATCCATTTTTTTTCCAAAATCCGTTCTTTTCGGCTGTGACGAGGTGGCGGTATCAGTATTACCCGCCACCTCGTACCAGCAACCACCTACCACTTTTCTAATGTCTTCACCAAAACCATCTCAACATCGTACCTGGTGTTTTACCCTCAATAACCCAGGAGCTACTTGTACTGACACTCTTTCCACACTTTTGGATTTTCCACGCTATTTGGTCTATCAACTAGAAGTTGGAGAACAAGGTACTGAACACTTCCAAGGATACGTAGAATTCAGTAAACCAAAGAGACTCACTGCACTCAAAAAACTACTTCCACGTGCACACTGGGAACCTCGCAAGGGAACTCGACTTCAAGCAAGAGAGTATTGCATGAAGGAGGACACACGCAAAGAAGGCACAGAACCAGTAGAGTATGGAGACTTTGAGGCAGGAGGATCAGGAGCACGCAACGACCTTATGGACGTCAAACGCAAGTTAGATGATGGTGCTTCTATGACCACCATCGCGGATGAGCACTTTGGTTCTTTCCTTAGATACGAGAAAGCCTTCAACTCCTACAAACGACTCAAACAACAACCTAGAAAGGAGAAAACACAAGTGATTGTGTTGACTGGCCCTGCTGGTGCTGGAAAGAGTCATTGGGCACGCGAACACTTCCCCAACGCTTACTACAAACAAAACTCAAAGTGGTGGTGTGGCTATGACGGTCAAGAATCTGTGATCTTTGACGACTTCTATGGCTGGATTCCTTGGTCTGTTCTCTTGAACGTATGCGATGCATACCCGACTATGGTGGAGACTAAGGGAAGCAATGTCAACTTCACTTCCAAGAATATTATTATCACTTCGAATGTGGACCCCTCTCAGTGGTATGATACTAAGAACAACCCTGGAATGAAGTTAGAAGCTCTGATTCGCCGCATAGACAAATATGTTGGCTTCAAGTTGCTTGGTGGTGATTGGCAAACTGGAGTGAGAGTCTCCCGCGAATTTACGAATTTTCAAGAATATCTCAATTATGTCAACTTCACTGATCCGGAAGAGATCCAAGAAGCCCTTCAAAACTCCGGGGGGAGCGCCGTCTAGGCGCGGGGGGTGTCCCCCCTAACACGGCAACAAAACTACTTCCTATCAACAACATCGCCCACTTGGCACCTGGAATTAAAAATAAATCCCCTTCGCGAGGGCCCATGAGGAATTTTGGGGTAGGGGCCCCAATAATTCCCATGGGAACGCGTTGGGGGCCTGTGTTAACACCTGTCATACCCATGTACTTTATTTCCCGCCTTTTTTTACTTAGAATAAAATACTTAGAATTTGAAAATTTGTTTTCATTTCATTATCAATCATGTCATCATCAACAACACTTCCAATACCACTCAAGCGTAAATGGTCAAAAGAAGAAGACTCCTCAGAGGACGAAAATCTGTCAGACGCAGAAGACACAGAGTCGGACGAAGATCTCTTATCCGACGAACTACGCGCCGTATCCCTAGAGTTA